CTTTGTGATTCTTAAATTAAATTGGAACCCAGAAAAAAAACGCCAGGAAAAACCTGGCGCAATGTCGGGTATGTGTACCCTAGAAAATAAAAACAATTCAACGTTAGCATAAATAATTATAAATGGCCATATATAAGGGAAAGTCTGAAAACCATTACAATTAATTATATACACCTACACACACAACATATGCGCAACAACGCGAGAATTGCGCATATATAATTTAACATAATAATGATTACGCGCAGTAGGTATTTATCTACTACTTAAAACGCTTTACTGCGGGCGTTATGCGCTGTCTGTGTGCGCTGTTCTGTAAATGTGTGATCGCAAAACAGGTACCATAGGCCCCCTAGCCTGCCGCACCATAACAGGGGATGTCACAAAAAATTTTTGTTATTTTTTGGAAAATAGTTTTATAATGCAGTATGTCAAAAGCATTATCACTGAAAGAAGCTAAACAACTATTGAAATCTGAATCAGTAGTAAAAAGAGAAGCAGTCGAACAGGAACTTGCAGCTATTGGTGCATCTGAGCTAACAGATATTATTAGTTGGGATGATACAGGCAGAGTAACAGTTATCAATTCAGAATTGTTACCAGAGCGTACTAAGCGCAGCATCAAGAAGATGAAAGTATCACCAACACAGTATGGCAACCAGATTGAAATCGAAATGCACGACAAGATTAGTGCATTGCGTTTATTAGCAAAACATTATGGTATGTTGAACGTTGATACGCAACAGAATAAACCATCGGTACTAGGAATTAACATACAAGGACCAGAATCGACATATGACATTAAAGAAAAACAAGAAGAAGAAGATTGATATTACCTTGATTGTTTGGTATGACGCAGTCGCAGAGACAGGTTGGACTTCCAAAGAAGATGCAAAAAAAACTTGTCAGCTTGCTGAGTGTGTATCAGTAGGTCACATAGTAGACAAAAACAAAGATCGTATTTTATTGGCGTGTACTAAGTCAGAAGATGAATACAACGCAATGATAAATATACCGAACGCCTGGATAAAAGAAATTAAAGAATATCATTTATGAAAGATTTAATTATTATAGCTTTGTCTTTTATTTTAATTATAATGGTAGGTAAATATTTTAGGTCAGTTGAACCTATAGAGCCTGTATTTACTGACCAAGAGATACAGGAGTGGCAACCGTTTAATGAGGAATAGATATGGCTAGAGCAGAGGGGAGTAAAGACCTATCTAAACGCAGAACAAATAAAGTAAAACCCGCTGAGATACAAGACTTAAACTTAAATTTCTCAACATCACCTACTGTATGGAATTTTTTAAAAGATGATTCATTTGTACGTGGACTAATGGGTCCAGTAGGTAGCGGTAAATCCTATGCGTGTGCAGCAGAGATTATGTTGCGTGCGTTGCAACAACCTGTATCTCCACTAGATAATGTGCGTCACAGTCGGTTTGCAATCGTACGTAACTCTTATCCAGAACTCAGAACCACTACGATTAAGACTTGGTTAGAAATCTTTGATGAAGCGACTTGGGGACCGATGCGTTGGTCGCCACCACTAACACATCACATAGAATTACCACCGAAAGGCAATCTAGCAGGATTAGATATGGAAGTTATTTTCTTAGCGTTAGATACACCTAAAGATGTGCGTAAGTTATTGTCTTTGGAACTAACAGGTGCGTGGGTAAATGAAGCTAGAGAACTACCAAAAGCAGTAATTGATGGGCTAACACACAGGGTAGGTCGTTATCCAACTAAAGCACACGGTGGTTGTCAGCATCGTTTTATCATTATGGATACAAACCCTATGGATGATGACCATTGGTGGCACAGATTAGCAGAAAAAGAAAAGATGACAGGCAAATATCCGTGGAAATTTTATAAACAACCTGGTGGTGTGAAAGAAGTGGATGCTAATTATCAAGATGCTATTTTTGCTGCGGGCAAATACTGGGCCTTAAATGATAAAGCAGAGAATATACCGAACCTAACAGAAGGATATTATGAGCAAATGTTGTCAGGTAAAAACCTAGACTGGATTACTTGCTATGCAGAAGGTAAATATACTTTTGTACAAGAAGGTCGGGCAGTGTGGCAAGAGTATACTGACAGCATTATGAGTGACGAGATTGAATACTTACCAGAATATCCAATACAAATAGGACTTGACTTTGGTTTGACACCTGCCGCTGTGTTTGGTCAGCGATTGGATAATGGTCGTTGGCACATACTGCACGAACTAGTGACCTTTGATATGGGGTTAGAACGATTTACCACCCAGCTCAAGATTGAAATCAATAAGATGTTTCCTAATGCTAGAGATGTACAAATATGGGGTGACCCAGCAGGTAGCAAACGAGATGAAATCTTTGAGGTGACAGCATTTGACCATCTTAAAACACAAGGAATGAACGCCAGACCAACGGTGAGTAACGACTTTAAGGTGCGTAGAGAAGCAGGTGCAATGCCAATGAATCGATTAATCAATGGTAAACCAGGGTTGATTGTTAATAAAAGTTGTGCCAGTCTGCGTAAAGCGTTATCAGGTGGGTATTATTTTAAGCGTGAAGCAATGGGTGCAGGGCAAGAACGATTTAAAGATGTACCATTTAAAAATAATTTCTCACACATTGGTGATGCGTTTGGTTATTTGATGTTGGGTGGTGGTGAACATAGAATACTAACACGTAAAAATGCACAGTTTGGACAACAACAACAAACAATTGCAAAGGTGGATTTCAGTGTCTTTTAATTTTCCAGACAAAAAATATAATATTATTTATGCTGACCCAGCTTGGCATTTTCAAACATACTCAAGAAAAGGTGAAAAACGGTCAGCTACTCAGCATTATGCTTGTATGAATATTGATGACATTTACCATCTTCCTGTACAAGACATAGCAGAAGATGATTGTATTCTTTTTATATGGGTAACTTACCCACTACTTAAAGAAGGATTAAAAACAATAGAAGAATGGGGTTTTACTTACAAGACTTGTGCTTTTAGTTGGGTAAAGAAAAACAAAAAAGCAGATACTTTTTTTTGGGGACTTGGTTATTGGACAAGAGCAAATAACGAAATATGTTTACTTGCTACAAAAGGAAAACCAAAAAGAGTGTCTAAGAGAGTACATCAAATAGTTGCAACACCTATTGAAAAACACTCTAAAAAACCTTCAATAGTAAGAGATAAAATTGTTGAGTTGTGTGGTGATTTACCAAGAATAGAATTATTTGCAAGAGAAAAAACTAAAGGTTGGGATGTATGGGGGAACGAAGTTTAATGTATTCTAAAGAAAAAAGGGCTAGTCTAAAGGGGGAAAAGACTAACCCCGTTTATACGAACCAATGTGAAGGATTAGTAGAATTTTACAATAGTTTAAACCGTAATGAAAGAATTAACTATCGCTATTATGAATCTAATGACGCTTATCATCTTGATTTTCGTGACAGTGACGCTATGTATTTTGGTAGCTATGATGCCACTGTGGCGTTTATTGAAACCTTACAAGTTGCAGGTCCAGCAATTACTGTGGTCTATCAAGAAAAGATTGCAGCGTGTTGGGGTTTTGCTCAAGTCGTACCTGGTGTGTACGAAGCGTGGTGCTTAGGTAGTAAGTTATTTAACAAACATCCTATTGCTACAACACGTACGGCTAAGTTTGTGATTGAATGGGGAGCAAAGTATTTAGCAGCACATAGAATACAGATCACAGTAAGGGGTGATAACCAAGTTGCAAAGAACTGGGCATCTGTATTACAATTCAACTACGAGGGTCTAATGAAACAATTTGGACACGACAAAGCAGACTATGTAATGTATGCTAAAATTTATTAGGAGGAAGGATGGCTAAAAAAGGTTTATATGCAAATATTAATGCCCGTAAAAAGAAAGGCATTAGTCGACCTAAATCTCAATCAACAATTTCTGCTGAAGCCTACGCAAGAATGAAAGAAGGTTTTAAAAAGAAAAGGAGTAAATAATGGGTGCTATATTATCTAAACCAAA